AAAGCCAAGCTATCAATTAAGACGGCTTGGCTTCTTTCACAACAATCTATTTTTGCTGTAACACAGTGATTGCAGCTTCATGTCTGTCCAACAGCTTAACCTTATCAGTATAAATGTATGTTCCCATACCAATGATACAACTAACAAATACCATTCCTGCCACGACAATACCCCACACCCTGTTAATAATTAAGGATGTGGACTCTTTGTTGTCTTGGTAGTCTTTCTTTAGTGACGTAAGCTCTTGAGCACTATCATTATGCTTCACTTCTAAAACAAGGAACTTACTTAATATCTCTGTTTGAACTTGTTGTCCTAATGACATCTTCCTTAGTAATTCATGCGTAGAATCCATTTTAGTATTTAACACGGCAATCTCCGTCTTAACACCACCAACTTCTGTTTCCATACTTCCAACACGCCTAGAGATGTCATCACTCAATTTTACGCTCCTTGTTGTTTTCGTTGTTTCCTTCACTGTTCCGTGTAGCTACATAGCCAATTGTACCACCACTAATCATAAGCCCAATAAGAATGTTAAGAGCATCAAGCAAATAAGAGTAGACAGAAAGATAATGAATTGTGGGGACATTCAAACTCACCCCTATCAAAATAGAGAGGATGACAATAACACTAATGAAAGCTGCACTCAACCCTAAGAACACCCCTAATCGTTTAGTAGAGGGGATACTATTAGATGAGAGGGCTTTACCTATCCAAGTAATAAATCTATCCATATCACCCTCCAAGCACTTTCTTACAAGCTGTGAGATAAGCCTTTCTATCAGCTAACCCATTAGTGCCACCGTTGATAGCTTTTGTTATGTCTAAAAAGGCTTGCTCTGTATTCTTGTCGGCATCATCATTAAGCTTGTGTTTATTCCAATACCAACAACCCACCATAACAGCGTAGTGTAATTCTTCTAGTAATTCGGGATGTCTTAAACAGTCAACATTAGTTTCTAACGAGAATTGATAGTAATTAGATTTGAATGTTAAATGACACAACCCTCTTCCTCTGTATCTAAACCCATCACCTGATTGCTCATCACCATTACCATAGCGGTTAGCATACACACGATTAGCAATCTCTTGTGGCTTCCCTGCGTAACAAACAGCTTGAGCTTTAGATTTGAAATGTTTAGGGAATATGGCTAACAACCTTTCAGGTGTTGTATAATTCGTATTCTCAGTAAACTTAGTAAACCCTTGAGTCTCACAAGCATATTGAGCTAGGAAGTGGCATATTCTTAGTGGCGTTGTAATGTTATACTTAGGTAGCAATGTATTCAAAGCTACAACCAATTCTTTAGTATCTTTGCATTTAGGTGCAATCTGTTTTAATTGTAGCTCTGTAATCATTACGCTGTACGCTCCCAAATGTAGAATGTGTCGTAAGGTGGGAGAATCTTCTCTTCGCTTAGTTTAAATCTAAAGTCAATATCATCTGAGATAGCCCTATCACCTGTATTCATATAGCCACTATATGTGTTGTTTGCTGTGATAGCCTCTGTAACAGGGGCAGCTTGTCCACCTGCTGTACTTGTTCTACTGTCAACAGTAAGAGTTAGGGAAAGGTTTTTACTACCGCCCCATCCACCAGCCGTACCGAAGTCAGCATCACCAGCTTTATAGCCGAACAGTGCTTTGCCATCAACAGCAACCCATGTGCCAACACCAAGAATAGTGTTTGGGTTTCTATTGTCAGTTTTACTAATATAGACACTACCAACTGGGTAAACAATGTTCAACAGAGTTGTTAAGTTGACAGCACTATTCCCAACTGTGGCGTTAGCAACAGCAAATTCTTGCGCGGCATTACCAGCTACGGGGGCTTTAGTGATTAGTTGGCTGTAGTTGACGGCTTCATACCCTGTTGTACCATTAGCAACTAAGAATAACTGACTATTACTACCCCCCAACAAGGCTTTTAATGCTAAGGCAGCATTAACCTGTGTAGTGGAGTAAACATCTAAGTTTGTACGGGCTGTAGCTGCATTAGACAACGAAGCTAACGTACCGTAGTTTGTAATATGAGTTGTGAGGTTAGATTGTACTGTAGCAGCACTACCATAGTTATCAAACGCTAAAGCCCAATACGCTGCCTCAGTTGCAGGGTCTTTATTAGTCCCCACTTGCAAAGCCTTATAGACAAGACCATTACGTTGAACATACGACTTGTAGTTAGCGTGGTATTGATATTCTACCAACGAGTCCCATTCAGGAACGCCCATTTGAAATGTATATGCAATGCTTGTGTCTTGTCTGTTTTGAAGCCAATTCATGTACTCGTAGTTGGGCTTCTCTACGATATGGCCTGTTTGAATCTTACCACTACTTGGGGCAACACTACCACCACCCGCAGCACTAGCCCATTGATAGGTTAGGTCTGGTTTTACTATTTTAGACATTTATCCCCCTAAACTTTTTTAACTATCAAATAATCTGTGAAATGTTCTATGTCATCGTAGTCAAGACTTAAACGCCCTGCATTAACTGTACCAGTAGATGTTGTTGTACCTTTCAGAACACCACCAACATACACGCTTAATACTGAGCCAACTCTTGCAACCTTAATAGGTTGTTGACTTGTTAAATCTACCCCCCCCGCTAAAGTGAGGCTTCCACTTGGCTGCAACAGGTTAGAGTCTGTTACACTTTGCAAATAAACAGTTCCATCCCCTGCCAAGTTTAAATTTAGAACAGTTTGACCACTACCGTTAAGTAGTGTCCAAAAAGGACGAGTCCCAGCAAATGACCAGAAATCTACTCTTATTGATAATTCAACTTCAAAGTCACCTGCAAAAATCAAATATGAGCTTAAAGAGCCACTATTATCTATTGTGACAACCTTACGAAGTGAGCGTAAAGTGTCACTAGAAATATCTGCGTAGCTTGCGCCACTAATTACCCCTAACCCACTTGCTGTTGTATTTCCTGTACTATCCGTTGTCGTTGTAGCTCCATCAGCCCCCATGAATTGATAGTTAATAACAGTGGATAGTGTAGCCCCAAAACTATAGGGGTTAATTAACATCATGCCCGTGTACCAATCAATGTGATTTTCAAACCTTTAGCTGTACCGTCTCCAACTTGGTCAATATCAATTGTGATTTCAGCATCGTCTGCTAAAGATGTATCACTAATAACTGGTGCTGTAGCTGCGGTCGTTGATGTTTTTTCTGTGTTATCAATGGTAAGCTTAGTGCTAAGGATTGTTGTGCCACTATCGTTAATATCTACAGTGAAAATGCTTCCGCTTGCTTGTGCTGTTGACAAGCTTGCTCTTACTGCACTCACTGTGAAAGCATAAGGCATACGGAATGTTACTTTACCTGTGCCTGTTGTTAATGCTGTACTTTCATCACTAGCTGCCAACACTAAATACTCTGTCTTAGCTTGCGCGATTGTGCCGTAAGTGGAAGCTGCCGTAGCTGTAGTTAGATATGTACTGGCTGCTGTAGCAGACGTTAAGTAAGCTGATAAATCAACCAACAAAACATACGAACCACCTTCAAATTTATAGTGTAGGTTGGTATCTTCATCATAGACAACGCAACCTTCTGGTACGGTATAAAACACCCAAGCACCAGCTACCCTTGCAGCAAGTTTATTATCTTGTCCAACAAAAGCACCACTTCCTGTTGTTACAATATAACGTGTGCCATTTGTTGTTATAGAAGGCGTTGCTACAAAATCTAAAACATTGATGTGTAGCATTGCCCCAATCTTAACAAGGTTGGTATCCATCCCTGTGTTCCAGTTATCTTCCCCTAATGCCCACCCATAGCTTAAACCACTAATCGGGTCTGTTAATGCTGTCATGCTTCTCTCCTTATTTATGCTTTTCCGTAGGAGTAGCCGTAGCTATGTCCATACCCTAATGTACTGTTCTCTATCTCATACGATACGCAAATTGGTAAAGGTATGATGCTGCCGATGCTACTCAAGCCTCTCAAGAAATACTCTTGCAAAGCTGTTAGTGTAGCGTAGTGAATAATCTTTAAATGAGCATTACCCATCTCTTCAATTGTGCTGTCACTTCTTCCTACAATATAATTAACAGCGTCAATAACACCTTGAGGTGTTGTGTTTGAAATGTTAGCAACAATTCTAGCTTTAATAATAAAGCGGTATGTATCATCATCTACTTCAAATGAAGCTCCTTCACTGTCAGAGATTGACTTCCATGTACCACCTAAAGTTGCATCGTACAAACTACCAAATGTTTGTGCTTGGTCTGCACCATCAAAACCAAAGAAAGGGAATAACGAGAAGTCAACTAACACTCTTGGTTGACCTACAATAGCCCCAATCACATCTAACTGGCTTCCTACCGCAGTCTCTAAACTTCTAAGACCAATTAAGTCTTGAAGCATATCTTGTATTTCAGTAATCTCTGTGATAAAGATATTGATGTGGGCATCAAAGATTGGTTTATTCTTAAACTGTTGTGTGTATCTACTTCTTGCTTGTGTGAGGTAATCTACTTCTGTTATGCTACCCATGAAGCCCCCTTAAACAAACGATACTAAGATATTAGAAGCTGATATGTTGACAATCTCGTTATAATCAACCGATATGTTGCTTGTTCCTACGGGTGCTGCACTTGTACCGATAGTCATTGAGTTTACATAGAAGCCCTCTGTTGAACTATTAATTGGTGTGTACAAACGGCTGTACAAAACATCCTCGCCAACCCCTAGTGTGCCTAAATATTCAACCAAAGAAGCTTTAATTAAATCCTCTCCATCTGTAGGGAATGAACTATCAACTGAGATGGTTAATGAAATGTAAATTGGCAAGTCTGTTGGCCTATCAAACGAAATATCATGTAATATTCCTTGACTGTCAGCAACACCTGTTGTCACCGTTCCGTAGCTTAATATCCCTGCTGGTTTGTTGTCCCATATAGCTTGAGCAATCTCTGTTGTAATGCCACCCAACACAATTGGATAGAAGCTGTGTGCGGGAACAGGGGGAGAAACAAAAGCTGTGTCTGTTTCATTCTCATAGATAACTACTTGTTGTACGCCATCAAGTTTTAATATAGCAGCGTAAATAGCTTCGTATGTGTTACTACCGTCTTGAAACTTAGCTTGTAAGAAACGTAAACGTAGTTCAGCATCAGTCTCTACCACTTTACCCGCGATAGCTGCAAACGGGTTTGTCACCGTATCCCAACCAACTAAAGGTGATTGAATTGTTTCAACAGTGTTAGCATCTTGTAAGTTAACACCTGTCTCTGTACAAGTAGCTAAGGTTTGTTTCTTAGCTTTGTTAATCGTAAATTGTGTTGCTACAAAGTCACAAGCATAGTCTTGGTTTGTTACTTGAACAAGCAAATCAGCACCAACCAATGTTGCTTCAATATAAGTAGAGTGTGATGCGTTAACAACACCCATTAATCCGTTGACAATACTAGAAGTAGTAGCACTAACACCGCTAGTATAAGTAACAGCAACGGGATTAAGATTGCTGCCAAGTACCTTATAGGTGAAAGAATAAACCGTACTGTCGGCCACAACCGTAGGTGTGATTTGGATTGCTGTTGCACCTGTTTCATTTAGAACTACATCCTCCTGAAACTCAAACACTTTATTTGTGTTGGCACTACGAACATAGCTACCATCAGGAATTGTTACACCATAAGTACCTTTACTCACTAACAATGCTTGTGAAGCTGTAGCCGTGTTACGAATAACTCCGCCTAACGCACAAAGCTCTTCTAAGGAAACACCTGTAGCTTGGTTAATATCAAAAGAGCTGTACACTTGCTGGCTTGTTTCCCAAAGCTCTGCTAAAGGTTCAGCAATAATCTTAATCCATCTTCCTAGTACACTGTTATCTGTTGTATCCAGTACATCACCTGCGCCTAAGAAACCACTAAACTCTGTATTAGCACTTGCTTTAAGAGAGGAAATAATATCTGTTAATCGTTTAACACTAAAACCTGTCGTGCTTAATCCTGCCATATCCCTCTCCCTATTTTAAACACCAATTGAAGCAGTCAGAGTGGAATAGAAACCGTCAACGGTTCTCACTGTAAACTGAATTGTAATCTTTCTTGTTGTCTTATCTACTACGCTACTGTAAGCTGTAATCTGCAACACCTCTTGTTCTTTTAATATCTCAGCCTGAATGATTGCATCAACAGCAGCTTTAGACCTATTCTTACCAGCAATCTGATTGAAGTAGTCAATACCAATAGTTCCATCTAAGAACCATTCACCTTTGAATGTTTGCAATCTAATCTTTA